AACGAAACTAACAAAAGCCGCCAACATAAAATAAGATTTACTCATTATACATTCCTATCTAGTTAAAGTCAACTGTCCAATGTTTTTCTAAATACTCTAAAGTAAACTGTACAGTTCCATCATCATAAAAACAATCAAAATCAGTTCCCATTATCTTTTTGTGTAAATCAGGCCGGATTAGATATAACAAATTCATTATAGCCTGACCATGACGAAGTTCAAATTCATTTTCGTAATAAAATTTATCTACTTTGTCTAGGAATTGTTCGAAAGTCATACAAATAACCTATCTTGCAGTAACTGCTTGACTGTTTCTGTTACGTCGATTCCGTTGACAATAATATTGTTTTCGCCACCCTTTATTGGATTAGTTGGTATATTTTCTGTAACTCTATTATAGAGCCAAAAGATAACAAACTTTTGTTCTTGTGTTAGTTCGCTCATAAGTATTCTACTCCCTCAAGAGGGTCTTTGTCATAAGGATAATTGAATGGCCCCAAAACCTTTCGTCTTTTTTCTTTTAGAAAGTTTATCACATCAAAAAAACAAGTTTCACAAAGATGTATATCATACTTGGTGCCATCATGATAAGACCCATAATCCCAGCAACTTTCAAGAGTAGCATAATCTGGCCCAATATAATCAGTATAATTGGTGGTACTTTTCCCACAGCAATCACACAACACATCATCGACAACTGTTCTCAATTCTTCCTTAAAAGTTTTCATTTTTGTTCCACCAACTTTAATGTTGTACCATCTTTAAATCTAAGGGTAAGTATCTCAGGCTTGCTAAAAGATAAAGTATAACTAACAATATCCTTATGCTGACGCAAAAAATCTAGTAATTTATCCATAAATCACCAATTATGAGTTAACTATTTTTTTGAGTTTTTTGCTCAATGACTCCAATACTTTGTTGACCGCCGCAGTAACACTGTAATCTTTTTTATATGCATTAACAGCATCTAGCATTCTCCACGCTTCTTGTTTACTGATTTCTATGTTCATTTTTTTTATCCTCTAGTTTGAGAATCATTCCGTTGTCATCTCTTGTGACCTGTAATATTTCTAATTTTAGAATACAATCTTTAATGTCGCCATGTTTTGTTATCAATTCTTGTACAATTTTTAAAAATCTATTAGATTCTATTTGCCTATTTAACGAAATGTAAGTGCTACTCATCAATTGTTCCATATTCTTGAGTTAAATATGTATAAGGTTTGGATATTTTTCGTACAGTTTATTTTGAAGTTTTGCGTCCATTTTATTGGCCTGTTGATTTAGTCATTTCTCCATTTCTTACAACATAAATTTCTGCATTTCCACTATGTCTAATATAGTTTCGACCACCATCAATCATATTGCCGTTATTAAAACTCTTATAATCATGGTGAGATTGAGAGTATTGAAGATTGCCGTCATCATCTTCAACCATACCAAATGAGAACTTTTCTATTTCATCAGCATTAAAAATACTATACGAACCATCCTCGTAATTAACTGCAATACCAAAATATCTGTTACCAAACTTTGGGTGTGGAGTTTCTCTATAGAAAATATCCACAGGACGATCACTCATTTTAAAATCTGTGGTACAAACATAGTTGATCGGCTCACCATCTTTGGCTGAATAGATGTAACAAACTTTATCGGTATTGGTAATTGGAATGTGTTTAATCATTTGTAGTACTTTGCACAACGAATGAGAAAGTCGGGAAGATTCTTAGCAATAGCATAGGGAAGCTTTTCCGATTCTGTACCAGTAATTGCTCGCCCGATTGCTATTTCAAGAGCCATACGCTTTTCAAAACGATCATGCTTACTGCATAGAGAGTACCCAATATTGTACCCGTCCGCACTTTTAACCGCAACTAGAACTCCGCGAGGAATCTTGTTCTTATCGCGAACGTACTTGATAATTGTATACTTTGGAATGTTCATTTGTTTTCTCCTTTTACTGAATTGTACTCTGCAACCTTGTCGTTGTCAAGCCTCTTGGTCAAAAAAATTTTGAAACTCATGGTTTCGTTATCAAAATAAACATCTAGTTCACCATTTGCAGCCATCTTGGCGGCTTCATATTCTGCTTCGTCTTTATTTGTCCACCAATTTGGTTTATTCATTTCGCTATTCATAGATATATCCTAAAGCGGAGGAAACAGGATTCGAACCTGTGGATCAATTAAGATCGTCGGTTTAGTAAACCGGTGCATTAAACCGCTCTGCCATTCCTCCATTGGGCGGATTTTTGTTTTATAACAGAACCCGCTAAACTGTTAGACGTAATATCAACGGCAACGACGGCAAGCTCGACGCTGTTGAACGTTACCAGCAACGTTCTTAACAACGCGAACTGGTGCTGACACAACACGCTCAACAACATTTGCGGTAGCGGAAACAACGCTACGAACAGGCGTCCTGCATGAACCAACGCATTCACCACCGAAAGATGTTGAACAAAGTGCTGCACAAACGATTGAATAAATAAAAGTCTTCATATAAACTCCTTTTAAAAAAGTAAACTGACCAGTACCCCAGACAGGACTCTAACCTGTAACCTTGTCATTAGAAGTGACTTGCTCTATACAATTGAGCTACTGGGGCATAATAGGAGCGATGGGATTCGAACCCATACTGGACGGATTTTAAGTCCGATGTCTCTGCCGTTGGACTACGCTCCCAACTAAAGATGATTCTACCATATCATCGTCAAGTTGTCAAGCGTTCTTTAAACTTTCTGTTAGCCGTTTAAATTCTTCTTTATTAGAGTAAAGTGGTAGCACGGCGGTTTGGTCAATATGAGGATTACATTGTAGTCTTAAATCATACAAGTCTCCGCGACTATTAATTCTAGCAAAGGCTACTGCGTTATTGAGACTTTCTTTTAGTAGAGCATTTTCTTCTGCTAATTTAGCTCTATCTTGTTCTGCACTAAGCCATCTTGCACGATCTTCTCTCGCTATTACCCTTGTGTTTTGATAGCCAGAAATTAAGCTATCTACCTGCTCTCTCACTTTTCGTAATTGATCTTTAGCATTCAAAATATCGAATTGTGTTGGAGTAATTCCTCGCTCATAACAAGCTAGTACGTGTTCTAATGGATCAGCGATTCTTAGTATGTCATTCATGATTTTTTGGTAGATATTTCCTAAATTTTACAGTTATAAAAGTTCCCAAAAATGCTCCGCTAGCTAATGGTATTAAATACCAAACATTCTTAGAATAACTCAATACACCAAAAGCTAACAGGCTATATATTATAGCCGTACATGTTGACGCTAACACTGCTTGTCCACGACCTACTGATATTACATATGCCGCATATAGACAATCTATGATCATATATACGAAGAATATAGTTATTGCGGTTATGTAACTAAACTCATTCATATTGATCTTTCATCTCCATGTAAAAATTTAAATGTCGGGAATCGTAAACTAATTCCGCCTTCTTGATTAGCCGTTTCCTCAAAATATTGGATAGTAGCAATTTTGCCAATAATATGTTCTGGATGTTTATGGAAATATTTCCTCTGGTCTATAGTAAATCCACTACCAACATCAACAATATGGTTCTTATGAATTATACTAACATTAGACATCATAACTTCTTCATGCTCTTTACCATCCTTAACGTACCTAAATGGTCCGTATTTTGTGGCTATAATTTCATATTCAGCATCTTGAAAATGCTTATACTTTAGTAAGTCTTTACTACGTTTGCCTTTGTATGGATTGTCCGCTCGCAGCATTAAACCTTCCCAAGAATTAGCTACAGCGTATTCGCAACATTCCTTAAATCTAGCATCATCATTTACTTTCTCTTGCTCAAGCACAGAAAGGCATGGACACTCGTTGTCCTTCATAAGTTCTTTGAGATTTGCTAATCTAATAGAGTATGGGCGGTTTTCTTCACCTTTTTTGCTATAGAACTCATCATGTGTAATCATATCAAAAATTTTGAATGAAGGATTAGGGATGGTGTGATCTTTCTTTTTTAGTTGTTTCATAACTCCTTGAAAGTCTTCATTACCATTATCATCAACAAGACACAACTCACCATCCAATACTACATTATTAATACCGATATCCTTAATACCATTAGCAACAACAGTGAGAGTATTAAACTCTTTTCCTGTACGGGAATAGAAGGTAGTATTGCCATTAGAATCAACAATAGCGATACATCTAGCACCGTCAATCTTTCTGGAAACATACCAACCATCCTTCCAATCTACAATTTTTGGTTCGTATTTGTCTGCTAGAGCAACGCTAAATTCTGGAATATGGTTGGGAATAGCCTTGTTGATAATCTTATCACCAGCACGGGTTTTCAAATCTTTATCAATAACACAATGAATGAGTTCTTCATATTCTGGGTATTGATCTACAAAAGTATTTACCGCACCAATAGCATCATGACCGGTAATTACTCTGCTTCTTAAATCTTCCAGAAGATCAAAAAAGAGATCATACTTTTTACCCTTTAGTGATTTCTTTTTCTTCAGATTATCGCTTGTAACATTATATTGCCATAGCGGGTGATAAGTGTATAAAAGTATTTTTTTTGTAAAAGAAGCCGCTTCGCTTCTGTGATTGCAATAATCTTCTATAATTTTTTGTTTCTCAATTGTACTACTAGTTTCTCTAAGATCACGAACCATAGTCAAAACATATTTAAAATCGTGCATTCTACATTCTCCTGTGTGTACGATTAATTATACTCGACCTTTTAGTCTTTGTCAAGTTCGTTATACAGTTTCGACCGATCTTCGTTGCTTTCTTTAGTCAAATCTGTATGATCGTAATCCATAATATCTGTGTCTGGAGTAACCCAACGCATATTTCTCTCAGCGGTCCATAACGTTTCATTGTATTTACGATGTATAACCAAATCTTCCTTGACAGTGAAAGATGGATCATGCATTATTAATCTATTATTAGGCTGTATTGCGAAATTTCCATTGTCCATTTTGATAAAATGTCCACACTTATGCTGTGAAGGGAATTCGCTAAGAGTGAAATCTGTATCGCTGCTATCTGTAGAACTAGCCCAATCTAGAGTAAACAAATATCTGCCAGTGTATTCTACTCTGCGTCGTGATATAAACTTACATGTATGGTTTCTAAGTATGGGGTAAGATGTTACGGAGATATGATAACTAAAAGAATCCCACAATACTAATTCGTCTAGTTCTTGTTCTGGAGCATCCTCTTTCCAGCAAAATGCATGTATAGGCATTCTCCACCACAAAGCTCCATCTTCCATTATGAAGTGAAACAAGGGGGCTTGTGCGGGTATAGAAGTCATCCCAAATATGTGACATATAAACTTTTTATCAAAAGAATCTTCTTGATTTCTTAAAAAATTTCCACGCACATAAGCACTGACAACAGGTATTGGGGTATTCAGATATGACATTACACCAACCTAAATTTGTATAGATCTATTTGTTCTAACTTTTCTGGTCTTGTGTATTCTTCTCGTAATTCAAAAAGGGTTTGATTAATTTGGTCTATAAAACTGCTTATAAATCCACCAGAACCTCCACCGCCTCTAGTCCATACAGTTAATAGAACCAATTCACAATCACCAAATTCAAAAGTGCTATTTAAGATAAGAAAACAGGGATTGCCAGAATCAAAAGTAATTAGATTTTCATAGAAACGTTTTCTTTGTTCATCTAGTGGTAAAGAACATTGAATAATTTTACTTGGTTGATCTATACTGACCACATCTGATGTTAACGCCTTTTCTTCTTGATCTAAAGCAACTGTAGGTAATCTAAACTTTAAATAAGTTCCATTAAAGTTATTTCTATCGTATGTAATATATCTACTCCAATCATACGGTAAAATTTTGCATGGCTTTATATTGTCTGTAACTGGTGCATTCAAATGACCTATATTAAAATCCGTTGGGCTTCCAACATACTTTTGATTGACTATTGTTCTTTCAATTATTTCGTTATTCATTGACACAAATCTAATTTTTGTGTTGTTGGGAACCATAAAATGATTAGCAAATAAAACGTGCTGTGGAGTGATTAGGGTGCCAGCCATTAAATTGCCAGCATGACTATTCCACGGGCTAATACAACTTAAATCAACGTCACCGCACCAACAATTTTTGTTTCTGACATAGATTCCGTTGTTATGGTCTTGAACACTGTATATAGAAATGGATTCTTCTGGATTTTGTCCAGACAATCTTTTATCGATAGACTTCGTTGCATGTTCTGATAAGTCTATATTGATTTTTTCAAGACTGCGTAATCTAAGTGTTAGGTTTCTAATTTTATCTACCATATTCATATACCAAGTTCCCATTTATTTCTTTATCTTGCTCTTGTATCTCTATTATAAGAACATTGATCATTTTGTTCAACAACAATATTTCTTTTTTCAAAGTTTGGTTTTTATCGAAAAATATAAGATTCATACCTATTGACATGGATAAAAATCCACACAGTATTAATACGCCTATGCTTTTATTGCTCATAATTATTTTGGTGTTCCACCCACTTGTTGTCTGTCATATCATTAAAAATAGCTCTAGCAAGTTTGCTAACACTCTTTTCACAGCCATTAATATTGGGATCATTTATTTTGGACCATGAGTACGAGTCTCCATTTTTTGAAGACTCATAGCCATGTTTTTTAGCCCAACTCTTTATTTCTTTCCAGAGCATTACATCCACGCAGTATAGGATTCATCAGAAGGATTTTCACCCTCATAATTGAACTGTGTATTGCAGAAAGAGTTATTATACTGATCAAGTTTAAACACTTGAATAAAAACATCGAAAAGTTTTTCTATCTTTACTTTAGTAAGTACGGCAAGTCCATCGACAGCATTTACTGTTTGATCCTTAGAAAATTCACCTTCAAGTATACCGTAGGATATATCGTTAAGTGAATCAACAATAGAGTGCAAATTACTAATATGATCTTCTAGATCGAACCTATCCATATTAAGCTCCTTTATGGGTAATAGCGAGAAAACTCGCCCTGTATATCGCTAACAAAATCCAGCTTTCCATTATCATCTGGCCCGGTTATAAATTCTCTTGGAATTTCCTTGTAAACAGCCTTTTGCTTTGCTTCATCCCAATCCAAATGACCAAATCTAGACCAGTATAGATGCTTATATCCAGTGTATGATTTTGTTTCATTCAATAGTTTTTCTATCACAATGCATAGTTTTTGTTTTGTGGATTGTGGAATTTTGGTTTGCAAAAGATTGTTTATCGTCTGTTTAGTATAATCAAGAAATTCTATTGATACCTGTTTCCGCAACTTCTGTCTCATTGTCTATTTCCCCTTCGTTTATGGAAAGATATGGAACCCAACCATCATTTTCATCATACTCGTCTCGTTCATTTATAAGCAATTCTGTTATGTCTACTTCATACTCTTCACCATCAGAGTAATCATAAAGTTTAACTTGAGAATCCAGAAACGATTTATCCATTTTAGATATATACTTTTTAAGTTCTTGCCAAGTCATTAATTTTTCTCCTATGAGGTATACTCCATTATACAGTATCGAAAAGTTACTGTCAAGAGCTTGAGTTTTTTTCTGTTAGCTGAATTCTTGCTTTTTCATTAGCATATCTATTGGGATCTGCTGTCTTATTATCGATTCTATTTTTTAGCGTAATATAAAAACCCCTATCGTCTTTGCATATAACTTGATCTTCTGCTAAAGATATATTTGAATCACAAGCATAATCATCGATATTGATTACCATATCAGATGTGCTACCATAAGCGGTTTTAGTTGTTATTACAGTACCAGTTTCGTGTAGTCGTGGTTTGAATATTTTCTTTGCCATTTTTTCTCCAGTTATTTAGATTTAAATATCATGCAATTTTGTTCTTCGTCCCATATTGTATCTATTTTACCTTCAGAAGCCATTTGTGCTAATTGAATACCTAGCACCCAATTTTTTACTTCGGTGAATATTTTGCTCAATATTGTAGCATCCATATAATACTCATCATTTTTTTTGATAGAATATTGCTTGATTATAGACGAAATTTCTTTAGGTTTTATAAAATATTTCATCTCTTTTATTGGAATCATCATTTCAGAGGCAATATCTTTACCTATGTGTTTTGATATTCCTTTTATGTTATTTATTTTCATTAGTTCGCCATCTGGCATTGGTAATCCTCCATATATTGCAGAATAGCTTTATCTTTCATTTTTAGTTCAAAATCTAGATCAAAATCTAGATTATAAGTATTTATGGGCAGCATTGCATAATCTGAATGCGCTCTAGGATTATTTCCGGGTCTACTCTCGCTGTAATGAAATAGGGGTTTATAATCGCCCCAGGTAAGGTAACACATTTCTAATGCTTCTTGTTCGTTCATATTGTCTGGATTACATTTATGATGAAGATAGTCAAATGTAATTGGTATGTTTGCAATTGGATAAAAATGATCCAATAACTCCCTTACACTCCAGCAATTAACTTTGTCATCATTTTCTATAACAAGTCTAGCCCTACAATTATTGTCTAGGCGATCAAAACTAGCCATAAAACGTTTAATTATTTCAGAATATGTTCCATGTTTGTTATGAATGTGTAGATTCATCGGGTTGTTATAATTTGCTTCAAGGCCGATTCTGTCGAAGAAACTGCTGTAGAAGTTGAGTTCTTTGATCGTCTTTTCGACTGCTCCAGAGTTGAGAGATGCCAGCACATTAAACTCGCTAGGGTGACAAGAAACGCGGACGCGAGTGCTGGAAATAGTTTGTGAAATAGTCGTAAACATATCCTGTATAGTGTCATAGTTTGGTAAATCCTCAAGACTGACGTTAGCTTCATTATATGTAATAAGCGGGAATAGATCACTGCTTACACGATAGCAAAAATTGTTAGCCGCACAATATTTGATTATTTCATTGGTGGCGTAAAGGTTGTTGAGTATTCTGTCGCCAAGAATGGCTATAGATTCTTCTCTAGGCAGGCTAGAAAAGCGTTTAAAGGTCATTGTTTGAAACTTGATAGGTTGATCAAGCTCTTGAAGATTTAAACTAATGCAACATAGACCGTAAGACATACCAATGCTCCTAGAGTAATCGTGTTACCCCATTATACATCGGAAAATTGGGTTGTCAAGCTTTATTTTTTTTCCAAGAAAAAAGGCTATTTAGCCAAGCTTTTCTTTTGCTACAATTACATTCTTTTAGATTAAAGAACTCTTTGAATCTTTCTTCTGTTATTCCAACTGATTGTAGTGCTGATTCTACTATATCTCCAAGACCAACAATCTCTTCCTTTATATGAGCATTCTTATCTATTCCCATGCTTTCAAGTTTACTAATAACCTTATCCATATCTTGCTTAATTGCATTATTTTCTTCTTTTGATAACATTTTTTTCTCCCTTAATTGTGGGTTTTATTCCCATTTTCTATCTTTTATTGTATTTTTCTGTGGGTTAAAAACCACCCTCAATACTTTATTATACACTGTTCTTGATTAGAAAACGGGTACTTATTCGATAAGTGTAAAATGCACAATATACCTATAAACACAATACATACTAACATATATACATACATA